CTGCAAAGAAATCCTTAAAACCATCGTACAAACTTTCGTGTTGCGCGTTTTCAAACGCTGCTTGAATCACCGTGCAAAGGTCTTCAAACGATCCGCCTTCATCATGATTGAAAGCAGGGCGGAGCAGATCAACGAACGCCTTAGTGCCTTTTGCTTTTGCTTCGCCCTTTGCTTTGCTCTTTTTTGATTGAGCAGGATTCCATTCGACTACAGGCTTACCAGTTTTTACCGCATCACGAAAGGTTGTCAGGTAATTTGCTGCCGTGCCCTTACCCAACCCGCCAGCTATCAGCGCATCGTAGAACGCAGTAGCTACTGCGCATTTCTTATTGTGCCCGACGATAACCTTCGCAGCATGTAGCTGTGTCACGCCCTTGTTAACACCGTCAAGGCATGCGAGGCGTTTTACTTCAAACCCTTTGGCCTCAATCAATTGGGCACCACAGTTTGCAGCGATGGCGGAAAACGATACAGAGTTGTTTGCTTGTGTCATGAGTTACTTTCATCAGCGCATGTTAAGGGATGTACTGAATCAGTGCGCTTATCTAATCCAGTGACTACATTATGTCATAACTTCTTATAGCTTGCACGGGATAGCGCTAACTTTACATGCCTACCCTTCATATGATATGAAGCAGGATAGTGGCGACCCCCCACCCCCTAGATTGGGGCGGCTTGTTGGCGTAGTGCTATGCACTGTGTTTTACTCAAAAGATTACAGCCGCCAATCTAACCCCCGGTTACTTTCATGGCCGGGGTTCCGGAACCGTCCGAGTAACTTCCTACAACATCTTGTAGAGCATCAAAATAAAAGCCTATAGACTTTGTAAAACACCCCCCTACCCCGTGCAAATTTACGCGACTCTGCATTTATTTCCGTATAGCAAACACCCCCCATCATCTTTCCACACGAAATACCCCCACCCCTATATTATTTTTTACAAAACGTGTACACTTCGCACACAACTGGAGCCACAAAACGCTACCAAACATATGCAAATACTTGTTACGCCAGAGTTAGACGTACCTATTCCTTCTTCGCTAACCCCGCAAGAAGCCCAATCTCTGCATGAAAAAGCGAAAGCTGCTTTTAATACGGTAGAGTTTTTGGCCGCTATGGGGATGGAAGTTCCTGCGCCTACGATGCGGGAAAAGAAAGAAGCCCGTGCTCAATTCCTAGAAGCCCCTCACGCAGATATAGAGATCAAAAGTTCGGCTACTGCCTTAATGTTGAAGGCAATGCTCGACGAGTACGATGTTGAGGTGGTACGAAATGCCGCCCAAGTTCGGAACTACGTGAAGATGCGGCTGATGGCACTTACTGACTCTAATAAAGAATCCACCCAGTTAAAGGCGTTGGAGATGCTGGGCAAGATGAGTGACGTGGGTGCCTTTGCCGAACGGGTAGAGATTAATGTTACACATCGAACAACTGAAGAGTTGCAGTCCGAACTGGCTAATAAGCTCCATGCTTATATGCACGACATCATTGATGTAGAAGCTACGGCCATAACCGTTCCAGAAGAACGCTATTTGAACAATGCCCCTGCGGTGCAGGTAATTGATTTGGATGAAGAGCTTGGGTTTACCGGGAAAGAACTAGAGATAACGGCTGAAGTGGAAGACTTTGACGATGAGTAATAACGCATTAGCTGCGGTATTAGATCAGATTCAAACTTTGCCTGTTGATAAACAAGCGTTGTTAATTAGTAGACTGCCTAAGGACGAGCAGGAAACCGTCACCGAGATTCTGGATGAGTTAAATACCCGTAAGCTACGGAGTAAAGCGTCAGATGACTTCATGGTGTTTGTGCAGGAGATGTGGCCTAACTTCATTCATGGTCGGCATCATGCCAAGATGGCTAGGGCGTTTGAGCGGGTGGCTAACGGGGAGTGTAAACGGCTCATTATCAACATGCCGCCCCGTCATACCAAATCAGAATTTGCCTCATATCTGCTTCCAGCGTGGTTTTTTGGTAAATTTCCGGGCAAAAAAGTCATCCAGACCAGCCATACAGCCGAATTAGCGGTAGGTTTCGGTCGAAAAGTGCGAAATTTGGTGGATTCTGCTAACTATAAGCGGATATTCCCGGCACTAGACCTGCAATCTGACTCAAAAGCGGCTGGTCGGTGGAATACAAACTTCGGCGGCGAGTACTTCGCTATCGGTATTGGTGGCGCGGTAACCGGTAAGGGTGCCGACATACTAATAATAGATGACCCGCACTCAGAACAAGAGGCCGCTATGGCCCAGACTAACCCGGAAGTCTACGATAAGACGTATGAGTGGTACACATCTGGCCCTCGTCAGCGTCTCCAGCCGGGGGGTTCTATCGTAATGGTGATGACCCGCTGGTCTAAACGCGATTTAACGGGTCAAGTAATCAAAGCGGCGGCTCAAAGGTCGGGTGAAGAGTGGGAAGTGATTGAGTTTCCAGCGATTTTGCCCTCTGGCAAGCCACTATGGCCTGAATTTTGGTCATTAGAGGAGCTTTCTGCTCTAAAAGAGGAACTTCCGAACGCTAAATGGCAAGCGCAGTACATGCAGCAGCCGACATCGGACGTGTCAGCGATTGTGAAGCGCGAATGGTGGAAGATATGGGATAGTGAGCGTCCGCCTAGCTGCGAGTTTATTATTCAGTCTTGGGACACGGCGTTCTTAAAGACAGAACGGGCCGACTATTCTGCGTGTACAACGTGGGGTGTGTTTTATCAGGACGATGCGCTGGGCAGGTCGCGGGCTAATATTATTCTGTTGAATGCGTTTAAGAAGCGCATGGAGTTCCCAGAGTTAAAAGCCAGAGCCTATGAAGAGTTTAATGAGTGGGACGTTGACTCACTTATTGTAGAGGCCAAGGCAGCAGGGTCACCGCTGATATTTGAGTTGCGGCAGATGGGCATCCCGGTGCAGGAGTTTACGCCTAGTAAAGGCAACGACAAGATAGCGCGGTTAAACGCGGTGGCTGATATATTTGCGTCAGGACACGTTTGGGTGCCTAATACGCACTGGGCAGAAGAGTTAATTGAAGAAGTTGCGTCGTTCCCATCGGGGGAGCATGATGACCTAGTGGACTCCATGACACAAGCATTGCTGCGCTATAGGCGTGGCGGGTTTATTCAATTGGCGTCTGACGAAGAAGATGAACCACGGCAGTTTCGTAGGAAAGAGCCATACTACTAATGACTATTATTGAGACAATTAAATTTTGGTGGCGGATTAAAAAAGCTAATCGCAAATTGCTGAAGGCAGCAAAAGCGGCTGACAAATCGCCCTATGTAACAACAAGAGAAAGTGTTGAGGATTGGATTAGAACTAATCCTTTTGGCATAACGCAAGAAGATTTAAACGTGAGCCATATGGCACAAGTAACGGCCCCGCCTGTTAAAACATTTAAGGAATTTGAACATGGCTATTGAAAAATCACTGTACGCCGCCCCGCAAGGCTTGGACGAGCTTGAGGCAATGGACGCTGGCACACCTGAAATTGAGATTGAGATCGAAGACCCTGAATCGGTTCGGATTGGTATGGGCGATTTGGAGATTGAGATTGAGCCGGATGCAGAGTCAGAAGATGACTTCAACGCTAACCTTGCAGAATATATTAGCGAAGAGGCGTTGCAGAATCTTGCAAGTGAATTGATTAGCGATTACGACGAGGACGTAGCCAGCCGCAAAGACTGGATGCAGACTTACGTTGATGGCTTGGAACTGCTGGGTATGAAGATTGAAGACCGCACGGAGCCGTGGGAAGGTGCGTGCGGTGTGTACCACCCGATGCTGTCTGAGGCGCTGGTGAAGTTTCAGTCTGAGACGATGATGGCAACGTTCCCCGCCGCTGGCCCAGTTAAGACACAGATTATTGGTAAAGAGACGCCGGATAAGAAAGCCGCTGCGACCCGCGTTGCGGACGATATGAACTATCAGTTGACGGACGTGATGAAAGAGTTTCGTCCAGAACATGAGCGCATGCTCTGGGGCTTGGGTCTGGCTGGCAATGCGTTTAAGAAGGTGTACTTTGACCCGGGCCTTGATCGGCAGGTGTCATTGTTCGTCCCTGCGGAAGATATTGTTGTGCCGTATGGCGCGTCTAATTTAGATTCCTCCCCGCGTGTAACGCATGTGATGCGCAAGACTGAGAACGAGCTACGCAAGTTGCAGGTAGCTGGGTTCTACGCGGACGTTGATCTGGGCACACCAGAGAACGTGCTGGATGAGGTTGAGAAGAAGATTGCGGAGAAGATGGGTTTCCGCGCAACAGCCGACAATAGGTTCAAACTGTTGGAGATGAACGTAGACCTTGATTTGGAAGGCTATGAACATAAAGATAAGAAAAAAGAAAAGACTGGGATTGCGCTGCCTTACGTTGTGACGATTGAGAAGGGGTCAGGTGAAGTATTAGCGATCCGTCGCAATTGGGAACCTGATGATGAGACCTACGCAAAGCGCCAACACTTTGTTCACTACGGCTATGTACCGGGCTTTGGCTTCTATTGCTTTGGCCTGATCCACCTCATTGGGGCTTTTGCTAAGTCAGGCACTTCACTTATTCGTCAGTTGGTTGACGCTGGTACGCTATCTAATTTGCCCGGTGGCTTTAAGACCCGAGGCATGCGGATCAAGGGCGACGATACACCGATTGCGCCGGGTGAATGGCGTGATGCGGACGTGGCCAGCGGTGTGTTGCGCGACAACTTAATGCCGTTGCCTTATAAAGAGCCGTCGCAAGTTCTTGCTGGGCTGATGGATAAGATCATTGAAGAAGGTCGCAGATTTGCTAACACGGCTGATCTGACCTTGAGTGATATGAGTGCGCAAGCGCCTGTGGGGACTACGCTGGCTATTCTGGAGCGCACACTCAAGAACATGAGTGCGATTCAGGCGCGGGTACATTACTCGATGAAGCAGGAGTTGGGTCTTCTCAAAAACATCATTGCTGAGTACACACCAGAAGACTATGACTACCAACCAACGCAGGGTAGCCGGAAGGCTAAGAAGTCTGACTACGACGACGTGGATGTCATCCCGGTCAGCGACCCCAACGCCAGTACCATGGCGCAAAAGATTGTGCAGTACCAAGCTGTATTGCAGTTGGCTCAAGGTGCTCCGCAACTCTACAACTTACCTCTACTCCACCGGCAGATGCTTGAAGTGCTGGGTATTAGAGAAGCGCAGAAACTTGTGCCAATGGATGAAGACCAGAAGCCGACCGACCCGGTAAGCGAGAACCAGAACGTGTTGTCAGGCAAACCGGTCAAAGCGTTCCTAACGCAAGATCATCAGGCACATATTGTTGTGCATATGGCTGCTATGCAGGACCCTAAGATCATGGCGCTGTTGCAAAACAACCCGATGGCACCGGCTCTACAGTCCGCAATGATGGCCCATATTAATGAGCACTTGGGCTTTGAGTACCGCAAACAGATTGAAGAACAACTTGGTATGACGTTGCCACCTCAGAAGGATGAGTCTGGCGAAGAAATACACATGTCACCTGAAGTAGAAACACGTCTGGCTCCGATGCTGGCGCAAGCCGCCAAGCAGTTGCTTCAGAAAAATACGCAAGAAGCCCAGCAAGCGCAACAACAGCAGCAAGCGCAAGACCCGATTGTGCAGATGCAGATGCAAGAGTTGCAGCTTAAAGCGCAAGACAACCAGCGCAAGGTTGAGAAAGATAAGGCTGATGTTGCCCTCAAACAGGCACAGCAAGAGATCGAGCGGCAAAGGATTGCCTCCCAAGTTTCCACTGATGACAAACGCATCAAGATGGACGCAATGAAGGTAGCCGCACAAATGCAGGAAACCCGGCAAAGCAGCATGGCAACTATGGGAGTAGATGTACTTAAACATCTCTCTAATAAGAGTCATGAGGAGCAATTACGGGCAATGCAAGAGCGGATTCAAACCCGTCAACAGCAAGCAAGAGCACCTAAGAAAGGCGAGTAATGGACGCATTCGGCATCCTTGTCCAACAAGCGGACGAGAAAATTATACAACTCAAAGACTATTTAGCCGAAGGGAAGGCCGAGTCTTTTGAGGAATACAAAAAACTGTGTGGTGAGGTTCGTGGTCTACTCATTATGCGGGGATACGTATTAGACCTTAAACAAAGATTGGAGAACTCGGATGAATAGTTCCATCCTGTTAGCTACAGACGCTAACAACCCACAAGTTGTTGGTTCCTATGACTTTGCCGCAACCGCAGAGGAAAAGGGAAAACAACTCCCCCGCCCATCGGGTTATCGAATTCTCTGCGCCATCCCAGAAGCAGAAAAAGAATTTGAAGACAGCGAGATTGGGTTACTCAAGTCCGACGAAACCATGCGAAACGAAGAGACCCTCACAACGGTCTTGTTCGTGGTAGACCTTGGCCCTGATTGCTATAAAGATGAAAAGCGGTTCCCCAATGGCGCTTGGTGTAAGCAGGGTGATTTTGTTCTTGTCCGCCCGCATTCTGGTTCCCGATTGGTTATTCATGGCCGAGAGTTCCGCATTATCAATGACGACACCGTTGAGGCCGTTGTTGACGATCCCCGTGGTATTAAACGTAAATAAAGGAGCACAAAATGCCTTTGGACGACAACACAGAATTTAAATTTCCAGATGAAACTACTCAGGAAGCTACTGAGATTGAAATTGAAATTGAAGACGACGCCCCGGCTGAAGACCGTGGCCGTCAGCCGCTGCCCAAGCCTCTGGTTGAGGAGTTGGAGAAAGACGAGCTAGATCAGTACGACGACAACGTAAAGACCAAACTTAAACAAATGCGTAAGGTTTGGCACGACGAACGTCGTGAAAAAGAGTCTGCAATACGCGAACAGCATGAAGCTGTTGGTTTAGCGCAACGCTTGTTTGAAGAGAATAAGCGCATTAAGTCTATTCTTACCTCAGGTGAGCAAGAATACGTTACAACCATTCAGAGTAATTCTGATATGGAACTAAAAATTGCTCAACGGGCGTATAAGGAAGCCTACGAAGCAGGTGACTCCGATAAGATGATGGAGGCCAACCAAGCACTGCAAATGGCTAACTTGAAAGCCATACAGGTAAAAAACTTTAGAATGCCCTCTTTACAAGAGGAACAAGTTCCTGTACAAACTCAATCTGTGCAGTACCAACCTGCACCGTATGTACCTGAACCTGACGATAAAGCCGTAACGTGGCAAAAGCGAAATGGCTGGTTTGGTCAGAATCGGGGCATGACGGCCTTTGCCCTTGGTCTACACGAAGAACTCAAGGAAAATGGGGTTGAGGTTGGTTCTGAAGACTATTACCGCGAATTGGACAAAACAATGCGCAGACGGTTCCCCGAAAATTTCGAGGAACAAGAAGAACAAAGACAGCAGAGTAGCCGAACAAGACCCGGCACCGTTGTCGCATCGGCAGTTCGTAGCACGGCTCCCACAAAAGTCAGGCTAAAGCAAAGCCAAGTAAACTTAGCTAAAAGACTAGGTTTAACGCCAGAACAATATGTGAAGGCACAACTTGAATTGGAGGCCAACAATGGCTGAAAACAAATTAATCCGTGAGTTAGAAACACGTGCGGTACAAGAGCGTCCCAAGCAGTGGGCGCAACCTGAATTGTTGCCCGAGCCAGACAAGCAGCCGGGTTACAGCTACCGCTGGATTCGTGTCTCAACAATGAACAGTGCTGACCCCCGTAACCTTTCGGCCAAACTCCGCGAAGGGTGGGAGCCAGTCCCTATTGAAGAACAACCTAAATTCAAACTGTTAGCTGACCCCAATAGTCGTTTTAAAGACAACATTGAGGTTGGCGGCTTATTGCTCTGCAAGACACCTTCTGAGTTCGTACAACAGCGAAATGATCATTTTGCTAATATTACGCAATCCCAGACAGATGCTGTAGACAATAGCTTCATGCGTCAAAGCGATGCGCGGATGCCACTCTTTACAGAGAAAAAGTCCTCATCTAGCTTTGGCAAAGGAACCTAAATTTTAAGGAGTTTTATATGGCTTATCCTGTCGTCTCGGCCCCTTACGGCCTAAAGCCGATCAATCTGATCGGTGGTCAAGTATTTGCGGGTTCTACCCGTGAATATGCGATTCCTTACGGATATGCAACTAATATTTTCTACGGCGATCTAGTTGGCCTGTCCCGTGGCAATATTGAGCGTTTAACCGTTTCTACCGGTACCCTTGGTACTGTTACAGGTATTTTCTTGGGTTGTTCTTACACCAACCCTACAACTAAGCAAAAAACATTTGCTCAGTATTATCCTGCTAGTACGTCAGCCGGTGACATTATGGCTATCGTTTGCGATGATCCTGACACTGTTTTTAAAGCTGCTGTCTGCTCTTCTGGCGTTGTTATGGCTTCTGGTGCTCATGCAATGATTGGTCAGAACTTGGCCATGATTAACAACACAGGTAATGTAAATACCGGTAACTCAGCTAATGCGCTGTTGGCTCCTACCAATACGCCCGCTACTACCGATGCGTTGCCAATTCGTGTTTTGGGTGTGGTTCCTGACACCGCTGTGAGCTTGGGAAATGCTACCTATACTAGTATTTCTACTGCTACTGTTACCTGCTCTGCTCTGCCTTTTGCATTGCCTGTTGGTACAGATGTGGGTTCACTTGCGTCAAATGGTGAGTACATTGCTTCTGGTTCGTTTGTTGATACAGCAGCCGCTGCTGGTGCAACTTCGTTTATTTTGAACCAAGCGCCAGTAACCGCTTTTGTGGCTAGTTCGACGCTTGTGTTCGTACAGTACCCAGAGTTGCTGGTTAAGTTGAACTTCGGTCAACACCAGTATTACGCTGCCACCAGCATTGCATAAGGAGCTAAATCATGGCTATTTCACGCGCACAACTACTTAAAGAACTGCTTCCGGGCCTGAACGCTCTGTTCGGTTTGGAGTACGCTAAATACGGCGAAGAGCACAAGGAAATCTACGAAACCGAGACTTCCGAGCGTTCGTTCGAAGAAGAAACAAAGCTGTCGGGCTTCTCCGCTGCACCAGTCAAAAACGAGGGTTCTGCCATCGCTTATGACAATGCACAAGAAGCATGGACTGCTCGATACAACCACGAAACCATTGCTCTGGGTTTCTCGCTGACCGAAGAGGCCATCGAGGACAACCTGTATGACAGCCTGTCGGCTCGTTATACCAAAGCTCTGGCTCGTGCTATGGCTTACACCAAGCAGGTTAAAGCTGCCGCCGTTCTTAACAACGGTTTTAGCAATGCCTACGTTGGTGGTGACGGTGTTGCGCTGTTCTCAGCGTCGCACCCATTGGTGTCTGGTGGCACCAACAGCAACATTCCATCTACCCCAGCCGACTTGAATGAGACTTCTCTTGAGAATGCCGTTATTCAAATCTCTCTGTGGACGGATGAGCGTGGTCTGCTGATCGCCGCTAAACCTAACAAGCTGGTGGTTCCGCCCGCACTGCAATTTACGGCAACTCGTTTGCTGGAAACTGAACTGCGCGTCTCTACCGCTGACAACGACATCAACGCACTGAAGAACAATGGTTCTATCCCCGGTGGATATACCATTAATCACTTCCTGACCGATACGAACGCATGGTTCCTGACCACTGATGTTCCAAACGGCATGAAGCATTTTGTGCGTACCCCGCTGTCGCAGTCGATGGATGGTGACTTTGATACCGGCAACGTCCGTTACAAGTCCCGTGAGCGTTACAGCTTCGGCTGGTCTGATCCACTTGGTATGTTTGGTTCGGTCGGTGCGTAATTGATGTAAAAAAGGGGGGCCTAAAAACCCCCTTTCTTTTTTAGTTTTATGGTATAAAGCTGTAAATACCGGGGTTATCCGGTGTATCTGACAGTCCCGGCTGACGACATGCAGACAGATACGCCCTCACTTGCATGTAAGGAACCTATATCATGGCAACTACTACCTTCTCAGGTCCGGTCGTATCTAATAATGGCTTTATTACCGGAACAGCTTCTTCTCCCATCGTTGAGACTACCGCTACTAATGTGTCTGAATCGTATGTTACGACTTCGGCTGCCACTGGCGATACACGTCTGTCTTATCAGCGTTTAACTTTCACATCCACTGGCTCTGGGGAAACTTATCGCGCCCTGACTCGAGTCACAGGCGCTGGCGCAGCTACTGCCGGTACTGTTAATGGCGCTCACATTAGCTTGAGCATCAACGGTTCTGGTACCATTTCTGGCGCAGGTAATGCTCTTCGCGCTACTTTGGGCGGTACGTCTACAAACCCCGGCGGTACGATTGCAGCTATTCAAGCTGACTCTGATTTTGCTTCTGGTGGCTCTTGGACTGGTGCTTCTTTCATCCGTTTTACAAACAGCGGCACTGGCACGGTGGCTAACTTGTTCAATGTCCCATCTGGCATGATCACGGCCAATACCCAAGGCGCAGCTACAAACTCATTGAAGATTGTTGACAGCGCAGGTACTGCTTACTACATTATGCTGACTACGACAAACAGCTAATATGCAGATCACCAAGGAATTCTTGGAGACTGAGATTCGTGATCTTGAGACTGAAGCGCAGAAAGCCCAAACCTTTTTGATTCAGTCTCAAGCCACAATCCAAGCGTACAAGATGCT